CTATTCTTCCACTATCTCGTTAGCCCTTAACGATATTTTCTTTTTAATCTTTTCACTTAACCCTTTAAACTGCGGTGTTATGCCAAATCCGCTTTCCATTATAACCATAGCATACGCATTTGCGTCGATCTCTGCACTTTGCAGATTGTATTGTTCAATGTCGGTATCTGTAGAATTAATATAGTTCTGAAAAATCTCAGGACAATTTTCAGCCTGCCATTTGTGTCTCAACTCATGAGCAATTGCAAACATTATGTCAAGTGGCATTTTGCCCATACGATATTTAAGTACATTATCCGCAGGAACATACTCTGCTAGTTGTGTTGGAGTATGCAAAAACAATACTTCCTCAACTATCGGTTTAGTAATTTTCAAATTGCTACATACTATTTCTATGAACTCAGAATAATTTACCATAAAATTGACCGCCTTTCGCTTCAGGTAATATTATTATATCTAATTATTTATATTTCGTCAAGCGTAAAAAATAGGGTACTAGATTAATTTCTAGTACCCTAAAATTATTTCTGAACCAATGTCAGAAGTGGGTAAATGCCAAACTCGGCATTGGCTGGTCTTGCGTGAATTGTTCTTTTATCAATATCATAATATCCGTAATAATTCATACCCGAATATGACGATAGCCACATTCCACCAGTAGTATCATAACCAAAGCCTGTTAAAGCTGTAGTAATTGGCTTGTTTGCAAAGTATGGTAACTGTGACTCCATGCCTGAATTATCATAGCAACCTGAAGTAACATAATGTCCGAAAATCTCAGGCTCACTTGGTAATCTAAGCGAATAAGATGTATAGCTATCACTAGAGCCATAGTTTTCCACACTTCTTCCACCACCATTGACATAAGTGTAACTTGTGGCTGATTTGTTAATCATAAGTGGTAATGGGTCTGAAAACTCGGCAAGATTATTTCCAAAAATATTTTTAAAATGCGCAGTATAAACAGGCATAACCTTTTGCTGAATGAATGTTTGAGAGTATGCGTGAACATCACCTAAACCTGTAGCGTTATCAATGACATTTGTTCCTATTGGCGAACCAAAGGGCATAAATGTATATGACCGTTTCCCGCTTGAAGCTTTTGTAGTTCTAAGAAAATCCACAGCTACACATACAAAATAAGTATCATACTCTACCGTTTTTGTACTTTCTTCGCCATTAACGATACAAGGAACATTTTCAATAGTTCCTTTTAGTTTTAGTTCTGTACCAAGACCTATTTCGTAAATATCGCCACGATTTATTTGACCGAGAAGCCCATTTATATTATCTGGATCATTACAATTCCATGTTCCACCTACGGTATGAGCATTACGATTTAATTCCCCCATGCGAACACAACTTCCACTCAGAGTAGATATTTCATTTGTGTTTCTTTTAACCGAGGTAATCAAATTTTCTATTTGGCTTGTAATATCTGCCGTACTGTCACTGTCCATAAGCTCCGTTTGGTTTGCTAGTGAACTAAGCTTGTTATCAGTTTTATTATATATACTTACGCTCATTTGGTCTTTCCACCACCCTCGCTACCTCACTTTCATACTTTTCCCCAGTGATTTTCTCGTACTGCTCAGGGGTTATCTTCCCCCTGTCGGCAAAGTCCTTGACCTGCTCAGTGGTGTACAGCCCTAAATCGTACAACCTCTTGACTTTTCTATACATCTTCCTTGCCCTCCTCGATTAGTGTATCGGTCATCAGTGCAGTATATAGCACCTGTGCTTCTAGTTCGTCCACCTTCGTGGCTTTCTTCGGCTGAAAATCTTCGGTAGATAATCCCAGCTTGTCAGCCATTTTCTTTTGTAAATCCGTCATACGCTACCTCCTACTTCTGATAGTTTCACGATGTATTCCTCTTCGCTTGGCACGGGTATATGGTAATTATCATTGCTGTTTTTGAATGTCACTGAACCACCTGCTTCGACCTCGATGTTTCGCAGGAAATCATCTGGTATCAGGGTTGATATATCGGTTACGATTGGGTTCGCTAGTTCGTAGTACAGCATTACACCTGACATAGCCTGTTTGAATGCGGTAGCGTCGGTGTAGGCGGTGTCCTTGACCTGAATTTGTGAAACTGCGATACTGTCTCCGTCTAGCACAATTGTTTTATCGACAAATGCATTTGGATTTCTAGCAACTGTTATATATTTACTGCACAGTATATTATGAACAGTTATTCCGAACGCACCTAATCTTTTAAACCCAATTGCGGAAACTGGCGCATAGAAATAATCTCCTACTGATGATTGACTAGATGTTTTCATCCACGTCAGCGTTCCCAAATTCACACTACCCACGCACTGAACATATCGTTTATTCTCATAGTCCACATAGTTTCGTGCCGTTCCTGCCGACCAGCCGTAGCCAGGCAGTGCCTTGATAGCTTCGGGGATTGGGTATGTGTTGCGGTGGTAGGGGGCGTAGGCTGTAGGGGTGTCGCCTAGCTCGACTTGGATATCATATCTTGATAATAGCTTGGCTAATGCTTCGTCTGTCCTAGGATATATAAATACATCTCTACATAATGCGCTTTTGTCATGAACGTAAGAAACGTTACTATTGTTACTATTCAAACCGGAATTGGTCAATACCCAGTTAAATTCTGTAACATTGCTATCCAATTCACAGACATCATTAGCAAATCCAATATTTATTTCAGATACATCTACGCTTGTGTCTTTATCTGCTAAACTCATAACTGCCTTTTTTCCATCAGGAATGACATCTGATATATACCGATATGACTTGTTCAATTTTGCAGAATTAAAATTGAACAAATTCTTTCCCTGCTCCACAATGCTCTCCGTTCCTGCACTGACAATCTCGCCAGCAGTATATGGGTAATAATCGGCTGGGAACATTTTCTCAAATTCTTCCACTGTGCTAGGTTCGTTGCCTGCGCCAAACATTTGGGTTAAATCAAAAATTTGTGGTTGTAGTTTAACGTTATCATATGTAACGTCCTTATATACATATAACGTGTAGTACCATTTTGCATTGCTACTTTCATTTGTGATTATAGCCCCATGGCCTGTAGAATCCTGTCCATATGATTGCGAACTAAACAGCAATTGGTCTTTTCCATAAACACCTGACAATGGGTTTGCAACCATTAGATATTTATGTCCTTTTTGGTTTTTAACAGGTTGTACAGAAACTGCATTACCTGTTGTGGTAGCCGTTCCATTCAGTGTAACAATGCCATCGTTAGAAAACGTAGCCTTTACGCCTGCACCTGTGATTTCATTAGATGTTGATTGAACCAACTGATTCCAAACAATTGACCTACCACCCACAGACTTCACGCTCATCAGCTTTGCCCCTGTCGGGACTGTCTTAGCATATGCCGTATCTGTGTCCGTTTCAAACCTATGTGTCACACCCTGACCTATGGAATACAGTGCGTCCACACGCCTTTTCAGTTCCTTGTCGGTCAGTTTTACCGCAGAAATTTCAGCAGTATTCTCAGCTATCTTTGCAACCGCTGTCACGTAATCGTCTGGAAGGCTGTCAGCCACCGCCTGTGCTTTCTGTGCGGCAGTTTCAGCAGCTTTGCGGTCTGTGGCGACCTTAGCGGCTATCTTTTCCATTTCCGCCTTATCGTATAAAATCACCGTTTTATCATCAGTAATATATACGATTGTTCCGTCTTTTATAGTGGATTTATCAACAGCTTCCCACTCGGCTTTTGTGCCAATCCATTTTTCGCTTTCAATCTTGTTACCTAATGCGGTGACAGACTTTTTAGCATTAGCCGCCATACCTCTAGCAATAATATCTGTAGCCATAAATCCACCTCCTTAATATGTTATAGTTCCCCAAATTTTGTTTACACCCTTGACGTTTTTAACGGTCACACTATAGTAACCACTAACATCTCCTGCATAAACATTTTCCGTTGTAATCGTATCAACTGTTGAGAAGTCACTTAAATCAACCATCATAAGCACTTCCTCTGCACCATTCTGAGTCAGTTTTCCTACAACCTGAAAACTGCCAGTTCCCGAAGCCTGTACTTTAAAATCAGCACCAATGCCAACTTTCAGCTCAAAAGCTTTTCCATTTTCGTACAGGTTTCCGTTTGTAGCACAATACGCCATAAATCATCTTCCTTTCGTATAAATAAAATATAACAAGGGCGAAGCTGTGTTACCCCGCCCTTTAAAAACAAAAACAATTAGTATTACTTAATAGCACTTGCAAGCTTCTTGATAAACTTCTCACCTGCAACACTATTCTGCTTATAACCCCACTTTTTCAGCAGAGCATTAACAGCCTTTTCAGTACCCTCGCCAAATATACTATTTTCGTCAAGTGTGACGTTGTGAAGTTTTCTTGCCTTGGCTATGATAAGCATTTCTTTCAAGGCAAGAACACCACTGGTCTTATCACCCTTTTTATAGCCAGACTTTTCGAGTATCGGAAGTTCATTATTTTTTTGCTTTTTAAAACCATTAAGACCCTTTTTCTTTATAATTGCGGTAAAATCTTTATAGGCATAATTGCAATCACAGTTTCCATTTACACCTGAAACCGAGCCTTTACTTGTGTACTGCCACATACCATAGCTACCACCGTATGAAGGCTTTGACTTGTCAAATTCAGCAAGCCATACACAATATTTGTTTTTACAATCACTAGGAACTTTACTGTTAAGAAAAGCAGCATAGCTATAAAGCATTACATAATAATTTTTCTTTTCACAATAACCGCAAAAAGCATTAATTATACTACCTATAGTAGAAGCCGACAAATTACACTGTGTACTATCTTCTATATCAAAAGCAATAGGCATTTCAAAAGTTTTACCCTTGATCGCCTCAAGAAACACCTTGGCTTCTAATTCGGCATCTGCTGATGTTAGAGCATATGAATACCAATAAGCACCAACTTTAAGCCCTGCTGATTTTGCCTTTTTGTAATTGGTTTCAAAACATTCGTCTTTCTGACCGATATATTTGCCGTAGCCTGCGTTTATCATAACAAAGTCATATCCTGCCTTTTTTACTTTGTTAAAATCTACATTAGTACCCTGCCAATGAGAAACATCTATACCTTTTATTGTTGTTGCCATATGTATACTTCCTTTCCAATTAATCTTCTTTTACGGGCAGTTTGTTCAATTCGTCCACACAGTTATGTACAAAACTATTGCCACCAATAGACGAATAGCTTTCGTATAGTCTTGCGAGATTTTCTTTTTCGTACAGTGAAATACTATTTTCTTTCATTCTAGAATTATAAATCGCTAAAATAGAATTTCTCAGCGTGGCCTGCAAAGCCAAACTTTGTTTTTGTAACTCAGTTTCCATGCTTTGGTTCTGTTCTACCTGTCTTTCCACTAATGCTGTTAATTTATCTATTTTTTTATTTAGATTATCTTTGCCACTTGTTTTTGAAATCCACTCTACAAATCTATTCCTGATTGGTTTAACAATAATTGTTATCAGTGCCAAAATGGTTGTAATACTTCCACAGTAGGTAGCAATTTCCTTAACCGTGCTCATAATTACTCACCGCCATTCTTAACCTCGTCAATAAAATCTGTGAGTGATTTATAATTCATATCCTTAACAGCACTTTCAAGCAAGATAACAAGCTCTACATCGGAAATCTTAATGCCCTTTTCTTCAAGCAGGGCAAGCATGGTTTCTTTAGCTTTTTCAAGCTTTTCTGTGCCGTGAACGTCTTTATAAATCTGTTCTATGTACTTAACCGTTGTAGCCGCCACATCTTTCTTAATGCTGTCATTTGCGATTTTTGTATACTTCGATTTTACAAAACCGACAATAGCCGTCATAACCGCTGTTAAAATTACAGGCAAATACTCTGTAATCATCTGAGTAATAATCTCTTTCATAACTTTTCCTCCAATAATAAAAGAGGGTTGTTAGCCCTCTTTCTATTTAAGTATTATTTTTATATGTGTTTCATCAATACGTTTGATAACCCTATAACCACTATCTGACTTGGTTGCCACGCCATTCACACTAGCCGTACAATATCCGTTGACCTTGCACGTTCCGTCATCTTGAGCTACTAATTGTCCTAATAGGCCAACTTTGCTATACTCTTTTCTTGCCCCACGAGGGATATATTCAAGCGTATCATTATAGTTTTCGTTCAATATAAGATTGTGTGACTCGTCATAAATCAGCCGTCCATAAACATCTGTTTTATATTTATCATGCCAATCTAATTCAGCAGAGTTACCAACAATAGATGGGTTGGCTGATATAACACCAAGGATATAGTCACCCTTATTTGCAAGTTTGATTTTATCACCGTCAAGCGTAACGAATAATCCAACTCTGTCTTGATTTTTAGTGTTACCGTCAAGCCATTCAAAATATTCGGCATAGTCAGCGCCAATAGTTTTGTATGCACCGCCAGCATAAACATTGCCTGAAAAGTCCACTTGCATTGCAGAATTTTGAGTTAGAGAACCATCTTCTATATTATGACCGTTCCCTATATTAAATAGTATACTTGCATTTTCCGAGCTTTTATAAGTTGATTTTGCATTAATACCTATAACGGTTTGGTTATCTGCCGTGGCGTGATTCCATGAACCTGCGACAAGACATCCATCATAATTAAGAACATCATTTTGATCTCCAAACACGGCGTTATATTTTGCCATTTGGTCTTTAGTTTTGTCACCCTTAACAATATTCCATGTGCCAACTACAATACTATAAGCTACACCCTCTAGCATATTATTCATACCATTAACATATGTATCACGAGAATTGAAAACAGTATTTTTTGCACCGCTACACTCAACCGCCACACTATATTCAGATGTATTCCACATACCGCTGACGTGATTAGAAAAACCACCAACGCTAGTATTATTAAAACCTGTTAAGGAATTTAAACTGCTATTTCCACGAACATAGGGTATATTGTTAGTTTTCATTTCTGAAAAATCAATATAATTATTGCTGTCATAACTATATTCGTAGCAGTGGTTTGCTTGACCTTCAACATGGTTATAATCACCATGAGCAATATTTTCGAGATAAATAGTAATCTGTTTTGTTCCATCAGGGGTTATAGTATACCAATAAGAATTGCCATAATAATTAAACTTTTCTGAGATGTGTCTACTACCACCACTATCAACGTATTCAACAAATCGTCCTACGCTAGAATTTTGACTTCCTAGAGGTATAGGTTTGCCATTCCTAATAGCAATGTAACCAGCGTTTATACCGCCACCACGGAAATAGATCCACACACTGTCTCCCATGCTTAAAATCTCACCTGATTTATTCAGAAAAGATTTTTCAGCACCATTATACTCTAATAGCGAAACAATTGCTGTACAGTTTGTAGAGTCATAGCTTTTAACTGTTCCGTAGGTGTAACCAAGTGTTTTTTTGTTGTCTTGGCTTTCCTTAATTAGCTTATTCATTTTAGACATTCTGTACACCGCCTTTACGAATAATCAGCTAAAACCATTTTGCAGTTACCCACATAATTAACGCCATTCATTGTGAATTTTACAACAGTTCCGTCAGCAGGAAACACACTGTCTTGTCCCATATAAACATAGAATATTCCGTCAGTTTTAGCAGCGTATTGCCCCTCAACTGTGCTATTCAATGGTATATTAAAATCAACTTGTGGTACAAGGTTCGTACCGCCATTGTGCAAACTTTGACTAAACATATTATACAAACTTGCCATTTTACTTCCTTGATGTCCTGAATTTGAAGTAGGGGTAAAGAAACCTGTTATCTCTGTATCATCGGACAGCTTTCTCATCTTTGCAATACCCCCACCTAATACATAGTCATTATCTCCACTTTTAAACAAAATCAACATTCCCCGACTTGTAGTATATAACATAACACTATCAAATTTACTATAGGTAAAGCTGACATAATCAGCATATGGTGACGTTTGGGAAGAGTCATATTCACCACACCCAGCCCAATAACGTGACTTTGCAGGGTCAAACATTATTCTAAAGTACGTTGTATTATCAATCCAAAATGTTAAAGTGTTATAATCGGTGGACTCACTGTCAGGATAATTTGTTTCAATTTTGCTCCAAGTCCACTTATCTTCAAAAAATGTTTTAAGGTCTGCAAACACGGTTTCTGATGAAGTTTGATTTGGTATACAAGTATAAGTATTTATCATTAATTATCACCGTCCAATTCTGCATTACCGCTTATTCCAATAACTCCACGAGCGTTAGTATTTGTTTCGTTCATATCAACATAATTAATGTCATGTTCTATACAGTATTTGACAACAGGCAAACAATTTGCGTTTGTAGTATCTGTTATACCATTTCCATATGTGAAAATAGTTCCGACTTGTACATTATCAAGGGTACTAAAATCGGTCATAGTTAAATTATTATATTTCCCAGTTTTTGTATTAAAAGAAGTATGGAAAATAATTTGACCTACGCTTTGACATTTGATTGAGTCGTTAGCTAAAATGCAACCATTTGGAATAGAAATACTGTTTGCAAAAACAACCTGAATAGCATTACTCATGATTTCCGTTGTACCATTTGTTACCACAATATCTGATTTACTCATTGGAACACGGCAGAGTTTATTCCCTTGGTAGAGGTTATTATCAACGACTTTAAAAGTAGTGTTAAAACTATCCACAGTAAACTTGTTTAACTTAGGACAATTATTAAACCCTGTAAAGCTAGTCAAAGAAGCTCCAATAACAACCGTTGTTAATGCAGAGCAATTATTCACGCCCGATACAGACAAAGCCATATTTGGAATATAAAATGTTGTAATAATATTATTATTTAAACCACCAATCTCTTTTACTTTTCCATCACTCATGAATGACAAACTTTTCAATTTAGGGCAGTTATTAAATCCGTTTACTATTTCGCAAGAACTTTCAATTCTTAGAGTTGTCAGATTAGGCATATCGTTACAACCCTCAACGTCAACCACATAGCCTGTAGTCGCTGAAGTTAATGATGTTAAATTATTCATACAGTTCTTAGGTATAACTTTTAAGCTTGTACTATTTGTCATTGGCAATTTTGTCATATTAGGCATATTGCAGAACGATCCGCTTTCAAGCGTGATACCATTGCTGTCGGTCACATTGCCATAAATTACAACATTAATCATATTACCACTATAGCCATTAAAAGCGTTTTTAGGTATTTTGGTAGTGCAATTACCCGATTGAAAGTCCAAACTTAGATTTATGTTTGCTGATGTATTACTTCCAAAACCATCGGTATCGTTAATGTTAGTAGACCGCCCAATTTGTATACTTTGAAGCCTAGATAAATCTCCCTCAATACCTTTGCCCATAAGATAAAATCTTCCCTGCACTGTTGCGGGATAAATAACTAAACTTGTCGTCTCTTTGTTTACATACACTACGCACTTATTTGTAGTTGCCGCTTTGATGTTTAAGTTTCCAACAACATGACTTCCTTTTAGTATCTCGTTTTGTTTTATTTCTTCAACACCTGTTTGCTTATCAACTGAAACCATTGGTGTGAAATTCAAGGTGTAAGGTAGTTCCAAACCATTGACGAATGTACTATTAGCAAGAAACGATTCGGGGCTTGAAATATCACAATATACTGTAGGAAATGCAATATTGGTAAGTTTTTTACAGCCTGACAACACACCCTCACTGGTCGAAATGTTCGCAAGATTAGCAGGGAAAACAAAGTCTGTTATATTCTCAAATCCGTTTCCCATAGGTGAAGTGAGGTAGGTAGCTTTTACTTTGGAACAATCTATCTTTGTAGTTGTTCCTTTATCAAAAGCATTATCAAAGTTGGTTAAATCATCACTCTCAGACACGATGGTTGTATCGTGCGTACCCAAAGAATAATTCTTTTTAAATGTTGAAATTGCGTTTGTATTACGCCTAACTACTTCATTGTCGTCATAACGTATTAAACAACGTGACGGTGACATAGATTGAAATTCTACCGTACTATCTGTCGGCAATGTATTGGTAACTGTAACTTCATTTCCTGCTATCCATTGAGCTGTCAATGTTGTGTTGTTATTTGGTATAGTATACATGTCGCCATAATTGTATTTATTGCCTTGACTATCCGTCCATGCGAACAATTTATTCTCGTTATACATATCCCCACCTTGTAAAACGATTTGTTTATTAGGGGCTTGGTTAATGCTCTTATAAGTGATAGTATTGCCGCCTTTGTCCTTACCACCATTCGTGTTATAAGATATTGCCACTGTATCGCTTAAAGTTTCACAGTAAATCGAAATACAGTCCGTATCAAATGGTAACCATTGCAGATTAGTGGCTTCAATAGTCATCTCTCCATTGCTAAGAGGAATGGTTAATGATTGAATAAGAAAAAGTTGCTTTTTAAATTTGTAATATTCGTTTGTAAGTTCAATTGTGTTGTCAACGTCAAGGTGGGGAAGACTCGGATAATTAAAACTTACCGAAGTTCCCATACAGGTATTCTGTAGCAGTATATACTCCGCCTGCATTCTACATTTTTCTTCGCCACTATCTAGCGTTGTATCGCCAAGACTTATATAATAAGTACCGCCGTCCAATCCCTTATATCCTACCGAGGTTATACAAACTGGGGACTGTGGGTTTTCATTTTTTGCTGTATAGGAATATATCTCGCCGTTAGTGTTATCCGTAGTAACTGTCACAATGTTTACACCGTCATAATTATATTGAACATCAATGTCGGTTTCAGCTATATCGACTTCACCCAGATTACTTTGTGGCGATAGATGCCTATACCAAGAGGGAAGATTATAGTTAAATACCCTTTCCATTCTAAGCCTGCCGTTGACATCGTAATAAATGTTAGCACCATACATTTCAGCCAACTTATCGAATATTTCACCAAGGTACCCACCCTCGTCAACCACAATATCGTCATATAATTCTGCATCATAAAAGATTGGATCAATTAAAGGTTCAACGGGGTCAAGCGGAATGTTATTGCCTAAATCTAACATCAAAGTATCTCGAATAAGGTCGGCAATTTTTGTTCCTTTTTTAGAATTTGTAACACTAGCTTGATATTCTACCAAACACATTCTTGCATTTAATTCGCCATTTAGAAAACCATATTTATCAATACCTTCGATTGCTAATGCTTTGCCATGCGCTGTTGCCGATTTTGTAATGAATACGCCTTGTGGAAACCAATATATATCATTTGAAACAACTACGCCTATAAAAAGTTTAAACTTCCTATTGTACCAAAACCAACTGTCTACCTGTGGTAAATATTTTTCATCGCGGTCTATGATAGTAAAAGAGCAAGACCTGCGACAGCCTTGCTCCTTATTAATTGATATTGAACCAACCTCGGCAGAGGAAAGGTCGTTTGTAATTTGTCCAATCGCACCCTCATAGTGTGATAGAATTTCTACCTTGAATTTTAATTTACGCATTGGATTCTGTAATTCGGTCAAATACGCTTCATCTATTTTATTATAGTAATCCATCGTATCAACCTCCTTATCTTGTTATTATAACGTCATTTATATCTTCAACTTCAACCCAATTATATTTAATTGTAGTTAAGTCATACACCGAGCTTTCATCATACGATCTCGACGGATTGTCTGAAATATTCACAATCCATACATCACCCTTATCGGACTTTAGCATGAAATCATTTTTACCTGTAATGAATTTTGTCCAAGATTTAACGCTATCAATTGTATCAACTATTTCGTCCTCGGGGCATGCCAATGTTAAGTGATTTGCCGTAAATTCGCCGCTTTCATAGTTTGTTACAGTTCGTGTAGTCTTAGGTTTTACGCCCGTGCCCGTATGAACAGTAAGTCCAATATTTGATATTATATCATTGTTGTTAATGCCCGCAATAAAATGCCAAGTCTCATTAATTGAATAGAGCTTTTTATTATAACAATCACCAGCGGTCTTTAACGAGTAAATCGACCATCCAATCCAATCAGTAGACACCTCTGGCGTAATATATGCCTCATAGTTTGCATAACAAATATAATAAATATATGATTGCTGATTGCCCACTGTTACATCAAAAAATGAATTGCCAGTAGCAGTTCCGATGAAAACATATTCGTCATCGTTGACATTTTGTCTAAAGATTTTTGCTACTCCGAGTGATTTTGCAGTTTTCCACGTCAGCATAGCTGTGTGGTTATCAAAGATTTTAAAATCAAATTCTGAAACTATCCCGTCTATACTTTCAGCAGGGAAGTCTTTCTGTTGAGTATATCTGTACATTTTATCATCGAGAGTCATGATCTCACTTACAGCCCTAAAAGAGCTTCCAAAGCAATTTGCATAAAATGAGTATTTGAGTTCAAAATCATATATCTCGTCGCTCTCGTCAATAAGTCGTTCATTACCATTGTAAATAGTATATCGTGAACCTTTTATCAAATCACGAGCCGAATAATTAAGACCAGCTACACCCGTATCAATATCGTATGATACGATTAATGCACTTGTTCCATTGTAAACATGCCCAGTGCCTTCCGAGGGCGAGCTTTCAATCATTATGTATTTGCCCACTATTTTATCAGCAATACCTGACTCGATAGTCACATAGTTGTATGCCGACGTTTTGAGAATTTTGCCGTCATGAATTGCGCCAGTCGTTCCCATAAGTTGATAAAGGTAATACTTGTAATACTTTAGCCCGACATGGTTTGGATGTATATAACTTGTCTTACACTCAATTGGATTTGCTGTTTTAGAAGAGATTGATACAGTAAAATCGCACTGTGGATCTTCACGGCATTTAACATAATGCGGCTTATCCATAAAGTAATTTGTAAAAATCCTAAACACAGTTCCTCTTGCGGGGGCTGTCGTAAAACCAGACTTTAATCTTACGTTACCAGTTTTATAATCGTAGGTTTCTATCAGTCGTCTTTCTTCTCCAATCTCGATATAGGCGCCGCCGACTAAATACACTGAGCCGTCGGAACGCTCATAATAGTACGCACTCTTGAGATTTGCAATTTCCTTGTTAATCATAAAACTTGATGTAGTACCCGAAGATTGGATTTTACCACGGCAGAAGTACATATCATACAATCCAACACCGTCACCATACTGTGTGTCGTCGGCAATAGTCGTTGGGTCTGTTTGAAACAGCGTATACTGATACATATAATCGTGACCATTCTTTGCTATGTCATTAATAACCAATTCATTTACATCAACTTTATCGCCATTGTAAAATGTATTGATATCGCCGCCTTTAGGAAAATAAGAATAGTTCTGTTCCCCAGTTCTTATGTTTGTATAGGTACACAACGCCCAACGCATTGCAGAACCCGCCGTGCAATTAAACTGGTAGCTAAAACGTGGCGCACGGTCATATTCGCCGCCCTCGCCCTTGTGTTTATCTATTTTTACGACCTCGTCATCTGGAAAAACCAGTGTAGGTGTCATTATCATTCATTTCACCGCCCTTTATAATAAATAAGAGCCGCCAAGGTCTGACGGCTCGTTTTGTATTATCTGTTTCTACCTATCATGCGGTCACGGTCTGCTTGCTTCAAATAGTCATTCATTTGCTGTAAGAATGTTGTGCCGTCGGTAGTATGAATTTCGCCAATTCTAAATGTAATTGTGGTATCACCATTAGTGGTATCATTTGTTGTGAACATTGATCCAGCCGCCTGCGTACCACTTACAAGATTGTCACCTATAGTCTTACCAACAACGCTTGCAACATTGCGAGTATTGTGTACAATGTCATAGAGTTTCTTGGCGTCTGAAGAATTAAAGATTACCTCAGACTTATATGGTGTTCCGTGTAGCATAGCCGTTCCCGTGTAGCTATTAACTCCCCCCGTCGCATACTGCTTTACCTTGAATTTTGAGCGTATCTCCTTTTGTAGTTCCGCAAGCTTGGTTACACTGATATTACTCAAGCCACCGAGCATTGAAACCTTTTCACTTATCATTTGCCCCGCAAACTTATACATAGCTTTGTCGGCTTCCTTTTTGGTGGTGTATGCACCAAGAATTGCGTTATCTTTTTCGACAGCATATACGCCGCTACCAGACAAAGCTTTCTTTATAGAGGTGCCCTCATATTGTGCCAGATCATCTGATAGCTGAATATAATCGGCTTTAAATTCACGCAAAGCATCAAGTCGCTCTTGGTATGTACTCTTTTCATTAAGTGTTTTGAGTTTAAGTTCTTCAAAGTATTTAACGTCTTGGTCAGATAAATCGGAAACGAATGTATCAAATTGTTTGAGATACTTCTCCCTCTCATCTGCTTCTTTTGCATATTGGTCAATGCGGTTTTGAATAATCTCTTTCTCTTTTTGAACATTATCTTTGAGTTTAGTTTGATAACCGCTATAATCAGTTTGATATTTGTTAAGAATACCGATATCCTGATTGTGAAGCTTGCCCTGCCAATCTATACCTAAAATTTGTTGCGCAATCATTTCATTCTGGTTGTTTGTATAGGCACTCATAGCATCGCTCCATGCTTGCTTATACTTTTCAAATGCCTCAATTTGATCGGTATAAGGTTGCATAGCAGCCTCTTTCTCTTTTTCAAGATTATCAATAGCTATTTCGTTTTGTAGTGAATCAAGTTCCTGCTGTGCCTTTTCAACCTCGTCGGAGTTGGTTTCTAAATGCCAGCCACTTGCTTCGCTATAGATAGCAACCTTTTTCTTTTTTGCATTAGCTACAGCGTCTTGCTTTTCCTGCAACTCAATGGCTCTATCACGTTCGTCATTTTCCTCTTTGAGTTTATCAATAAGGTCGTCGTAATATGACTCTACATCGTCACGAGAATCCTCAAGACTACTGATTTCTTTTTCAATATAATCAATAGCAGTATCACCAGCGGTCTGATATTTGTCAATGATATCATTTAAAGTGTCTTCCTCTTCTTGAAGCGTATCGAGATATTCCTGTTCTTTGTCTTTCTTATCATTTATCTTATCAATTATTGCTTGTACTTGATTCTTCTCGGCGGTCAGTAATCCGTCTGAAGTAAGATTTGAAAGGCTAACATCTTTCATTTTATAGAGGACTTTGATAAGATTATTTACAGATTTTTGATCGGCGTCACTCAAACCTTTAAGTTGAGAAAGTTGCTTAATCAGGTCGTTTGGAGCAATACCCATTGCCTCTTTAATTTTCTTACCGAGTTCTTCAAAGCCGCCATTTGTGTCGTCAAGGTATGGAAGAAATTTCCCATAACTTTTAACGAGTTCCCATCCACTACTACCAACTTCAAAAGTGCCGTCTTGAATTTCCTTATACGCAGAAGCAAGTGCGGCAATTTTGCTTTGAACGTTATCGACATCCTCAGAATAGTCGGCAAGGCTAAATGTGGTTTTTGCATTTAAGAGATCGAGAACATCTTGCCATGAATTTATTTTGTCAAGGCTGGTATCCATTAAAGTGTCAATGTTATCTGGGGTAAGATTTTTAAGCAAGCCTTCAATAATTGCTTGACCATTTTGGTTGCCAGCCAACGACGGTATCCGATTCACAACACGAGTGGCAATATTCTCAATCTTGTTTGTAAGCCCATCCTCTATCTCGTTATCGTTTGTCTCAAATGAGAAACCAAGCATGACTTTGATATCGTCGATTGAAAGCCCTTGGTTTTTAGCAAAATCTGAATTAGCAATATTTTTTAGCGCAGTTTCCATTTGCTTTTTATATTCTGAAACGGTTTGTGTTGTATCCAAATTTGTTAGTATATCCAAAGAAACAGAAAGCGGTACGCCATGATTATCTACTCCATTTTTCAAATTAGCATAGAATGAATTGATCTTTTGCACTTCGTCGGCATATTGCTCGTCAAAGTCTTTGGTATTACTTTCTACATCTAATTCAAAGTTTGACACTAACGAGGAAAGAATGTTCTGCTCGCCACTTGTAAGTTCATCATATCCGTCCAAAGTAGTAAGATACGCCTGCAAATATGTATCATACGTTTTTGTATAACTTTGCATCTCACTGTCAATTTGCTTATAGAGGTTGACATTATCTGTATTGTTTAATGCTTTTTGCAATTGGTCGTAAGAATCTGACAACTCTTTTTGATACTGTTCAAGTGATTTTGACAAGCTTCCATCATCGGTTTTATAGCTAAGTAGCTTTTGCACAAGGTTATGAACTTCATCTTGATTTTCATAGTAGGTTTTAAATTTATATTTGCTATTATTGTATTGTTGTATGACACCTTTGATTTTTGTATAATCCGCATAACTTTTTCCGTTGTCAGGAAAATCATATATATACCCGTCAAGATTATCAACTGAACTCGATAAGTTTGCTGAAAGTGAATCAAAACTGTTTGCTAATTTATTCATTTCTTTTCTTGTATCAGAAATCTTAGCATCTAATCCGTCAGATACAGCCTCTATGTTATCTTCTGATAACATTTTTAGTGTATCTAATTTTCGCTGTTCTTTCAGCAAGTTGATAGTATCTCTTATGGCATTATTTTTGTTTATGATAGCATTGCCTTCGTCGTCGTATCCTTTTATTAGACTAGGATTGATTTTTGCGATATCGTTTGACAGGTCTTTGTAACGATCATATTCGTCATTGGTTAATGAGAGATTGTTGCCAAAATTATCAACACCTTTAGCAAGTTTGTTAAATTCTTTTTCATACCCAGATACTTGTGACAAACTGTCGTTGTAGCTACTTAATGAATTGTTTAATTCTTCACTAAGTTCGTCAGCTTTTTCTTTTGCACGTTCGGCTTTATTGACAAAATAATCAATGGCAACCCCAATACCAGTAATGATTAATGTTGGTAAGGCTTTGAGAGCCATAGAACCTATGTCTTTAAAAATAAGTGAGGCAATACCACCCTTGGTATTCATTTTATCAAATTGACTCGTCAGTTCTTTTCCGTAACGAGTGAAACCTTCTACACTCATAGAGGCTTCATCTACTTCACGCACATAACCCTTTAAAATTGTTTTCCCACTATTGACGGGATTATTGAAATAATCTTTAACACTCATGCCGCTAACTTTGACTTTATCAATAAAATCGTTTAATTGCTGCTCGGCTTCTTCTGTTGTAAACAGCGACAATTGTGATTTTAACCCAGAAAGATTATCCTTAATATCACTTGGAATAGACTTTATTTTTTTGAGTATCGGTGTAAATCTATTGACAAGTGGTAAAATTTGCGATATAATCTTAATATAAAAAAAACAGATAGGGGAGCAATACTTATGAAGAACGCAAAGTCACGAAAGATAAAAATAATTTTAATATTAATGACTGGACTGATAGCTTTCTTGGTTGTTACATTTTTGATTTTCAAGGACAACTTAGCAAATCTATTTCTTAATAAAAACGAACTATATATTAGAGAACAGATTGAAACAGTAAGCGACATTACCTCACATCATATATCCGTCAAAGATATTCGTATGTATCACACAACGGACGCAGACAAATTAACAGATGAGCAAGTTGCCACAGCTACAAACGTTTTGTATTTAATTACAAATGATGATTTACAAATTCATATAGACGATTCAACACATTGTTATGAATATTTTACTGATAACGGGTTTGGCTCACCTCAAAATGATCATAGATATTACGCAATGTCTGAAGTTTATTACTTTAGTGGTACACGTTCGTTGTTCGATAAATATAATCTTACAAATACGGCTAACGCAGACTATGAGATTCATACATTTGAAACCGATAAAACTGATTCTCTCGAGAGGAGCAGAGATATCTACTTACAAATGGATTATAAAGAAATAACAGATTTCTCTCTTTGGAAAATAAAGTTATTCTCCTAGTCGGGTATAATTAACCTGTAAAAACTTATATAGAATCAGGGGAGACAAACATGAAAGTGAAACTATTAAAGCATAAAAAGGTTCTAATTGTTATCGGTATCGTCATTGTAATTTTTGTACTATTTAATATTTTCAAACCACAGATAGCTAAAGTTGTATTAAACGATGATGAACAGCATGTGCTTGCTCTTGTGCAAAAAGTTGAAAGGTATGCCAAGGGTAGCTCAATTGGCGATGATTTAAGTGCGTATAAAAAAGTAAATGATTATGGCGATAGTAAAACCATGTGTTACTATGTAACTTATGAAATTGAAGATGGACTTATAGCTCGTTGTTCTGTACAACATGATAGTTTAGAAAAATTATCAGAAGTTCAGGGAGATATTTTTTGTAGTTTTAATGGCACTCATAAGATGTTAAAGAAATATAACCTATTAAAATATAAGCTTATAGAATTAGATGGAAGTCGGGAATGGTCGAGAGATTATCCCTATGAACATATTGACGACACAATATATGCCCGTGAAAACAAGCACAAAGAAGTCGATAGAATACTTGATAATCTCAATGGTTATCTCATAGATGATGATTACGAAGAACTTGATATATCACTTTGGAAAATAAAACTCTTTGCATAATAAAAACTCCGAGTTTCCTCGGAGCTTTTTTGTTATGCCGATAATTTAATCTTTATCATTTTCGTGCTTAATATTACTATAAGTTCTTTCTCTCTGTGGTTTTAATTTAGTTGGAAAAGTATAACCAACTATATACCCCTCTTTGTCAAAGATATAGTTTTCTAAATCGAAGTATGAACCGCT